AGGTGCTGTCCCAGACGGATACGCGCAGCGATAACGCGTTGACCCGCATGCTGGGCATCAATCCGTGAATGAATCCCTCCTCCCCACCCGCACGGTGCTCCAAGGCAACGAGGTGCTGCGGATCGTCGGATCCGATGGCCGACCGGCGCGCCTGCCGCTGTCCTCACTGCTCGATGCGGCCGAAGCACGGTTCGCCACCAATGCCCGCGAGGACAGCAAGCTCAAGGCGGCATGGGACGCCATCAACAGCACCATCAGCCGCGTGATGGATCTGGAGCAGGCCGAGCGGGATGCCAACTACCTCGCCGCCCTGGATGCGCTGGTCGCCCGGCTTGCCAACGAGGTCCTGCCGGCCATCGATGGCCTCAAGACCCGGGTCGGCACGCTGGAGGCCAAGCCCGCGGTCAGCACCGCCGGCCTCGCCACGCAGTCCTCCGTCAATGCCCTCGCCAGCCAGCTGTCCGCCGCCAACGCTGCGCTGACCCAGCTGCGCCTGGACCTCACCGCGCTGACCACCCGCGTCACCACGCTGGAAGACGCAGCCCGGCCGAAGACCACCCCGCCCGGCCAGAACAAGTAGGCATGATGTACGACCCCACCGATCCGGCTCAGGTCGAGGCCGAGGAGCGCAGGATTGCGCGTGAACTCCAGCGCCACCAGACGGATCTGCGCACTGTGCTCAGCATGCCGGAAGGCCGGCGCTGGCTCTGGCGGGTGCTGGAGCAGACCGCCGCATTTCGCGCGTCATACGACCCCGATAGCCCCATCCGCATGGCATTTGCGGAAGGACGGCGCAGCACCGGTCTCTGGCTGCTCGCCGAACTGCAGGCCGCCGCCCCAGGCGAGTTCGCGGCCCTGATCGCGGAAGTCCAAACCGCGAAGCTCAACCCCACCGATGAGGACAACGACCTGACATGACCGGAGCCACAGCTACGGCTACCCCGGCGGCTGAGGCTGCCGGGAACGCCACGCTTTTGTCCGCGCAGCCACCAGAGCAACAGCCGGACCAGACACCACCAGCGGAAAACCAGCCGGCACAGCCCGAGCCGACCGAACCGCCTGCCGAGCAGCCCTCCGGCCAACCGAAGGTTGGTCCGGGGGAGGGCGAGCAGCCGGCTGAAGGTGATGGGGACAAGCCGGATGAGAAGGCCGCGCCTCAATCCTACGAGTTCACTGCGCCGGAAGGCGTGACGCTGGACCCGGCGGCGGTCGAGGAGTTCACGCCCATCGCCAAGGAGCTGAAGCTGAGCCAGGAGCAGGCTCAGAAGCTCGTCGGCGTGGTCGCCGGCATCAGTCAGCGCCAAGCCGAGCAACACGCCGCGCAGGTCGCTGAGTGGGCCAAGCAGGTGACCACCGACAAAGAGATCGGCGGCGACAAGTGGGCCGAGAACCGCGCGCTGGTCGCCCGGGCCCGCGATCAGTTCGCCTCGCCCGAGCTGCTCACGCTGATGGACAGCACCGGCCTCGGCAATCACCCGGCCGTCATCAAGCACTTCGTCAACCTCGGCAAAGCCATCGCTGACGACGGCCACGTGACCGGCGGCGCTCCCAGCCGTCCGACGGACTTTGCGTCCGATTTCTACGCCCGCATGCCTCACTGAGGGGACTCTAGATGGCAACTATCGGCACCACCGCGCTGACCCTCATTGACTGGGCCAAGCGCGTCGACCCCAATGGCAACACCGCCCAGCTGGTCGAACTGCTCAACACCACCAACACCATCCTGAGCGATGCGCTCAGTGTGGAAGGCAACCTGCCCACCGGCCACCGCACCACGGTACGAACCGGCCTGCCGGCCGTGGCGTGGAGGCTCTTGAACTATGGCGTCCAGCCCAGCAAGAGCACGTCGGTGCAGGTCGACGATACCGTCGGCATGCTGGAAGGCTACTCACAGGTCGATAAGGATCTGGCCAACCTCAACGGCAACACGGCGTCGTTCCGTCTGTCGGAGGACCGCGCATTCCTTGAGTCCATGTCTCAGGAAATGGCCAGCACCCTGTGGTACGGGAACACGGCGACAGACCCAAAAAAGTTCCTTGGGCTTGCGCCGCGCTACTCCTCGCTGAGTGCGGCCAACGCGGACAACATCATCGACGCTGGCGGCACCGGCACGGACAACGCCAGCGTCTGGCTGGTGACATGGTCGGAGGGTGCAACCCACCTGATCTTCCCGAAAGGCAGCAACGCCGGCCTGATGTCCCGCGACCTCGGCGAGCAGACGTTGATCGATGCCGCTGGCGGCCTGTACCAAGGCTATCGGTCGCATTACAAATGGAACGTCGGCATGACGGTGCGTGACTGGCGCTACAATGTCCGCATCTGCAATATCGACAACTCCAACCTCATCGCGAACTCTGGCAGCCAAGCCAATCTTATTCAGCTGATGATCCGCGCGCTGCATCTTTTGCCTTCGGAAGGCATGGGCCGGTCAGTATTTTACGTCAACAGAACCGTTTCGACTTGGCTGGACATCCAGATGATGTCGGGTTCCAACGTCAACCTTACCCTCGCCCAGGCCGCTGGCGACAATGTCATGGCTTTCCGCGGCATCCCCATTCGACGCTCCGACGCCCTGTTGGCGACCGAAGCTCGCGTGGTTTAGGCCGGTCTAGCGGGATAGCTAGAAAGCTAGATAGAAAGGAAGCTAGACATGCTCATGGACAGACAGAACCTGTTCTCCAGCGCTCAGGCGGTCACAGCCTCCGCTGCGAGCACGGACATTATCGACCTCGGCAGCAGCCGCGACGTGGGGGCCGGCGAGAGCCTAGAGGTAATCGTTGTGGTCGACACGACTTTTACAGCTGGAGGTAGTGCAACCCTCGACGTTGCGCTCCAGACCGACACGTCCAGCGGTTTTGGCAGTGCGGTGACGCTGCTGAGCACCGGGGCGACGGCGGTGGCAACCCTGGCGGCCGGCGTGGCGCTTGCTCGCTTCAAGGTCCCGCGCGGCACGCTGCGCTACCTGCGCCTCTACTACACGGTCGCCACCGGCCCGATGACTGCAGGCACCATCACCGCAGGCATCAGCCTCGGCCGGCAGGATACCGCCACCTACGCTGATGCGCTTTAAGGAGGCTTGAATGGCCCAGTACCGCGTTCTGAGGAAGAGTTACATCCACGACCGGCTTTACGAACCGGGCGAGATCGTCGAGTGGGAAGGCGAACCCGGCGAGTATCTAGAGCCCCTCGGCGACGAGAAGCGCCCACCGGAGCCGTCCCGCATCACCGGCATGCCGGGCCCCGATCCCGCGGCTCCTCCGCCGCAGAGTGAAGGCAAGAGCGAGTTTGACGAGGGCGGCCCCACCAGGGCCACGGCGTTGCGCGAATACGACGAGAAGCGCCAAGCCGACAAGGAAGCCGACGTCCTTCCCAACGAGCCGCAGATCCTCGCCCGGCAGGCGGAAGCCGAGGGTGCCCAGTCGGAGCCCGGCAAGGCGCAAGTCCCGACGACCGACGAAGGGCCGATCACGGCCAAGCCGAAGAAGACCGCCGCGCCGAAGCCCCCGCCCGCGGAGGAGTGATATGGTCACCAGCGAGGTCGAGATTGCCAATCTGGCGCTGAGCCACGCCGGAGCCGGTGGGCCGATTGCGTCACTGACGGAGAGCAGCGTCGAGGCACGTGAGTGCCGGCTGCACTATGCCCAGTGCCGCGATCTGCTCCTCCGGTCCCACATGTGGAACTTTGCCCAGAGGCAGGCCGACCTCGCTGATACCGGATCCACTGTCGACGGCTGGGCATACCAGTACCAGTTCCCAGCCGATGCGCTCCAGATCCACCACATCCGCGCTGGCGGCTATGATGCCAGCCGGGTGATGTGGGCCATCGAGACACTGCCGGCGGCGCTGGGCACCACCCTGCTCTACCCGCCGGTCCCGTTTTCAGTCGGCGTGACGGCCGACGGCACCGGCCGCACCATCCTCACCGACGCCTATCAGGCAAGCGCCGCCTACACCGCATCGGTCACCATCGTGACGCTGTTCGATCCGCTCTTTGCCGATGCGCTGACCTATCTGCTGGCATCGCGCATCGTGCAGCGGCTGACCGGCAACCGCACCACCCGGGGCGATCTGCTGCAGCTGTATCAGGCTACGCTGACCGCGGCCATCACTCGCGATGCCAACGAAGCGCGGCCGACGACGGTCCCTGAACCCGATTGGATCCGGGCCCGCTACTGATGACGGCGATCCCGCAGAGGTCCTTCACTGGTGGAGAACTGGCCCCGGCTCTCCATGCCCGGAGCGATCTCAACAAGTACCAGAGCGGGGCGAAGACCCTCCGCAACATGATCGTGCATGCTCATGGTGGTGCCAGCAATCGCCCCGGCACCAAGTTCGTGGCGGAGGTCAAG